TACCATTTACGTTGTTCGCCTGTTAAGTAAGTCCTGACCCATTGACCAGAACCAAACTGCTGACAGAAAGCAATACCTATCTCGTCTTGTTCATTTCCGTGTTCGTCCAGCAACGCTGTCTCGTCAACAACGATGGTGTTCTCAACGACGCCGTTTATGACTTGCGCATAGTAGTAATGCATTAATAGTTCACCTCGCTCCATCCAGTTCCAGAACGGCTACCTGCCGGTCCATAATACAAAAAGATTGCATAGCCTGCTTGCGCGGCGCGCACACCAGCACCTTCGCCACCACCGTAAGTAGAAGCGATACTGTTTCCAGCACCGTAGTTGCCTGCACCTCCGCCACCGCCACCGTAGGAGATGCTCCAGTAGAAAGTTGTGCCAGCCGCACCACCGTGACCACCGACAGGGTTGCCAGAGACATTGCGGTAATCACCACCTGCTCCTCCTGCTCCAGCGCCACCGCCACCAGCGCTTACACCTGTAAAGAACGCGTAATAACCTGCACCTCCTGAGTAGGTGCCATCGCCGTTGCCTCCACCGTCGGGGTTGCCGAACAACGCTGGCACAAACGTGCCACCAGCATTCGCGGTTCCGCTGACGTTAGTGAGAGTTGTGTTTCCTTGTGCTCCACCGATGCTTGCTGTCATACTGCTCGCCAAAGTCACATTGAGTTGGTACGCCTGCCCTGCACCACCACCTCCACCGTAGCCAGCACTGCCACCGCCACCACCAATCAACTGCGCGTAGTAGCAAACCGTCATCGGTGTGCCACCCCAAGTCGGTGCAGTCCATGTACCACTTGAGGTGAAAGCGACGGTTTTGAGACGGTAAGTGGTGAACCCACCGCCAGAGCCATAGACGGTTCCGATTGAACTGGTCGCCACGAAACGGTAGTAATACGTCGTTCCTGCTGTTAGACCAGTGACTGTTTTTGAACACGCTGTCCACGAACTGCCAGTGACAGTAGATGGCGTTGGTGTCACTTCGGTGTAGGAGCCAAACGCAGAGTCCGTTCCGTACTGCAACTTAACGGCTGTGGAAAACCCCTTAGCGTTAACTTCGCAAGCCATGACTGCTGTGTCAAAAGTGTACGCCGACGTCACATTTTGAATTTCAGGTGCGTCCTTAACAATTGACGAGGTTGATTGACCCGATGTTCCGCTACCCGATGCGTTACGTTCGTAAATGGCAACCGTGAAACGAGACGAACCAGCCACCTTCATAGACCATTTCTTTGGTGACAAATTCAACTCAATGGAGTTAACCAACAGGTCACGTTGAAATGCTGAACCTTCCGAAGGTGTCCTTCTGAATTGAATACGGTCTAGCAGTTCAAGGTTGAGGAGAGTTTGCCACTGCACAAGGGTTGCTGGCAAGCCAACTTCTAGCGCGTTGATAGACGGTGGGTTTTGCACACCGTACCGAAGCCAAAACTGTGCCAACTCGTCAGCCTCGGACGCCGTTGAACATTGCGCGTCAATCGTAAGGGTGTGGAGACCATTGTCGTCAATAGACGTTGTGTCGTACAAACCAGAAACCTGCGACGATGCGTTTCCTCCGTACTGGACAACAATGTCGTTGCGCAGGTTGTCGCCGTCGTACCACATATTTACTTCGCCGGTGTAGCCAAATCCCGAACCATCATCTTTGAATGTGATGGACGGCGTGGTCAGAGACTGAAAGAATAAACGGTTCGTGGCTCGCAACTCGCCGTGACGGTCAACAAATAAGTAACCACCCTCTGTTCTTTGAGCCTGAAGCAAAGCGTCAATAATTGGTGTGTTCGGTGACGGAACGCCAGCGATAATTCCAGAGGAACTGCCATCAACCGTCCACATGGATGAGTCAACGTCTGTCAAAGCAAGAAGGCGCTCAACGCGGAGACCAGTGGCTTCCGTCTGGTTCCCTTGACCGAATTGGTACAGGTTGGTTATTTCCGTTGCTGTCAGGATGCGATTAAAGACTGCGACGTCTTGGTACGCGCCGTCCCAGAAACTAAAGTTAACGGTTGGGAAAACAAGCACGCCAGCCTGATTTGCTCCACCAGTTGCCGTTGCGTCTGTGCCGTCCACATAGATTTTGGCTTCACCCGTTGACTGTTTGTATGTGAAAATAAAGTGATGGGGAATAGTGCTGTCAAACTTGTCAGTTTTTGTTTCTCTGTAAGACTTTGTGATGAAGTCGCCATAATACAACGCGACGTATGTTCCTCCTGTACCGAAACTGGAACCAACCTTCGCTCCAATAACATACGTTCCTGAACCACCTATCAAGAAAATGTCTCGCGACGCTTGACCTGTTCCTGCAGACCAACAGGAAACCGTCAAGTCACCAGTTGTTGATGTGACCGATTGAGTGGCGATGCCGAATGAACCATAAGCAGTGTTGACGCTTCTGCCAGACAATCCAAAACCCAAAGGAACATACGCTGTTGGTTGCTTCGCGAACGCCGAGTTGTGGCTGGCGACGAGGTTCATTGAACCCGAGTCACGCAGTGTTGTTGAGCCACTTGGCTCTCCACAACGATAATAATGTTTAGGAAGGAGAGACTTGGTGTAAATTTCAGCCAAGTCGCCTCTTAATTCAGCCGTGGACAAAAGCGCCAAAAGGTCAAACGCCTCAATTGATACTTGAGTGACGGTTTGGTCTGTTCCTAAGTTGACGTACGACGTTGGGAACCCATTAACAAATCCGCGAAACACGTCGTAGTAGGTGCTGTTTGCTAATGCTCGCACCCTGATTTGGCGTCGTGGTTTCAGACGTCCGAAGTAAATCCCTAAAGTGTTGAAAGGGTCAAAACGACGGTCTTGGTCTATCAACGTGATGGTGGCTGTTGACACGAAACTGTCATTCCAGTCACCTTCGCGTCCACGATGAACGCTAACACCAGAAACAAACTCCGTGATGGGAGTCCACGTTGGGCTGACGTCGTAAGGACTTGCATCAAAAGCAATCTCAACAATCAGTTCTGGATAAGCCATTACAAAGTCCTAAACGGCAGACGACCAGTGCGCTTTTCGTGAGATTGCAGAATGGAAACCAACTCACGCCCAATTTCCTGCTTGTCGCCAACACCGACGTTGACTTCAATGTGGTACGAGTTGCCACCGGGCATACCACCATTTCGTGGCAACGGGATGACGGCTTCGTTTCGTCCAGCCTCACCCAGAAGCGCCAACGTACCACCCGAGCGTGCGCGCACAATGCCACCAGCCGCCATTGGTGTTGCCAAGTCCTCAAGGGTGCTCATTCCAAATTCAATGTTGACTCCGAAGTTCTTTTTCAGGTTTTTCATTTGGGCTTCGGTGATGCCTTTTGATGACAATTTCAATTTCAACTTGCTAGCGGCGTCCGTGATGCCTTTGACCAGCGCTTCGCCCTGCGTGATGCCTGCCTCATAAAACTGGTTCTTAGCGGCTTCGGCTTCCGTATTCGCAGTGGAGACAAGTTCGGTGTACCAAGTGTTCGCCTTACCGATTGCGTCTGTTCCACCGTTAAGCAACTCAGTACCGATAGCCATACCTGTCTCAGCGCCAGCCGCAACGATTTGTGCGATGCCTGCCTCGCCAAGTCCAGCCGCACGCAGTCGGTTAATCAAGACGCTGAAGTCTTTAGCCTGATTGTATTGAGCCTCCAGCGCCTGCATAAAGGTTTTCTTGCCTGTCGTCGCTTTAGTCAGTTCGGTTTGAGCCTTGTTGTATTCAGCAACAGCGTCTGTGTAGGCGCTCATGTCTCGTTTTGCGAGAGCGTCCGTGACTCTCTTTTCAGCATTGGCTACACCGTCAAGTGCGCTTTGGTAGTTGTCCATGCTTTGCTTTGACGCTCCAAAGGCGCTGGAAAAACTGTAAACAGCCATGATTGCGTCTTTGATTGACCTTGCGAAGTCATCTGCACGACTCTTCAGTTGGTCTAAGAAACCCTTAGCCTTGCTGACTTTGTCACCAGCCATTTGGTTAATGGAATCAATCAACTTCTGGAGAGGGTTACCCTTTCCGTCTCCACCAGTGGGCGTTGGAGTTGGCTTCTTTGGGTCTGTGCCACTTCCACCACTCCAACCCTCAAACTTACGGAAGTCCGCCGCGGAGGCTAATTTGCCAGCAAGTTTGTCGGCTTTCTTTGCATTGTTGTCAATGGTTGCACCCATGATGTCCAGTTGAAGGTTGACCTTTTTCAACGGTTCTATCTTTTTCGTGAACGGGATTTTGTTCCACCCCTTGATAATCAAGTTGATGCCTGAAATAAAGGTGTTAATCCAAAACTCCCAATAACCGAGTAGCAGGTTGATTGCCTTTTGGAATGCCGTAACGATGAAGTTCCACACGCCCTTTATGGCACGACGGAACCAGTCAAACTTCATCCACATCAACACAACAACAGCAATAAGACCAACAATGGCGGCGACAAGAAGTCCGATGGGGTTGGCGTACAGGGCGCTGTTAAACAGCCATGTCTGTACCGCCGCCATTTTTGAAGCAATGCTAAACGTCTTGAAGAAAGTAATGATTTTGCCGAAACCAGCAATTGCCTGCATCGTCACCCACATCACACCGATAGCAGTACCAAGAACAATGAAGGCGTCTTTATTTTCAATGACGAATGTTGACAATGTGGAAAACAAACCTGACGCAAGACCGACAACCGCGGCAAGAGCAGGGAAAATAATCATCGCAACAGGCATAAGTCCTTCTGCGAGCACAGCAACCAATCCTGAAAGACTCTGAAACACTGGTGCGAGTGACGACATTTGTTGAACTATCAATGGGATGAATGGGGCAACAGCCGCCATCAAGCCAGTGAACAAACCACCAAAGCCGATGATGAGTGGCTCAATCGCTGGTAGTAAGTCAACAAGGGCTTTCAGGGTTGAGCCGACCACACCGTTAATTGTTGGCGCGATGGACTTGAGAAGGTTGTCCATCATGCTCGTCAAACCCGGCAAGGCTTCTTTAATTGCACCAACAGCCGGTTCCATCATTTTTCCAAGTGACTGACCGACGGTGTCTTTGAATGTAGACATCAACCCCTGCAGGGTTCCAGCCTGTTCCTCCATCATGCCGTTGACCTTTTGAAGCCCCTCGCCAGCGCCATCCTCAATAGCCTTAAAGACCATCTCGGCTGAAATCTTGCCTTTTTGACTCATGTCTTTGATTTGTTCAATGCTGACACCGATAGAAGCGGCTAGTGCTTCCCAAATTGGAATACCAGCAGACGTCAACTGCATCATGTCTTGACCAGTTGCGCGACCAGCAGTGGACATCTGTTGGAGGGCGTACACAGCGCGTTGAATGGCGTCAGCGCCATAACCCTTTGCTGAGGTTGCGTCACCAAGAACGGTCATGATTGGAATGATGCGTTTTGCTTCTACGCCAGTTGACAAAAGTTTAGACGCGGCTTCGCGCAACTGTGGAAGTTCAAATGGGGTCTTGGCAGAGAACTCCATCAATTCATCCATGAACTTCTTTGCTTTTTCAGCCGAACCCATCATCACCTTGAAGCCGATGGCGGACTGCTCGTTGGCTTTGGCTGTGTTGATACCCATCATTCCAGCGGTCTGGGCAAGCCCGACAACGGCTGTGCCGAGCATCATTGAACGGCTCGCCATCATGCCGAACAATCCGATTGAACGTTTGCCGGCGTTTTGAATGCCAGTGTCAAAATGCTCGGTGGCTGTGGTGGCTTTGTCTAGGTTTCTGGTGTAGTCAGTTACGTCGGCGCGAAAACGTGCAAGGACATCAAATACTGTAGCCATTCATTATCTCCTTCCGCGCCTCATGGACTGCTCTTCCTCCCACGCACGAAGTTTCCACACCGCACGCCAGTGAGTCATTTCGGCTGAACTAATCGGGCGAAAACCACCCGAGCCGTACAACAACTCATCGCGAGTGCGCCCCAGACGTTCAGCGAGTTCGTACTGGAAGCGCAACTCACCATCGTCTAGGAGTCTTTTCCCGCGTCATCAACCGCCGAGTCATTGAAACCTGAAAGGCGTGTCGCGACTTCTGCCAAACGGTCAAGGATGGCTCCGTTTTTGCTAAGGATTGCGTCTCTGTCCTCTTCAGTGAAAACTGGCTCACCAGTTTCAGGGTCTAAACAGGTCTGAATGATTAGGTCTGGGTAGACCTTTGCCATGTTGATGTTTCCACCAGATTGCATTGCTTCCTGCATGAGGACAGCGCGCGCGGCTCCAGACATGGATTGAATTTGAACTGTTACTCCCCATTCAGGGATTTCAACTAATTCGGAATGAGAGTCTTTAGCAGACAGGATTTGGTCACGAATGGACACGGGTTACTCCTCAAGAGGTTTAGGACACAAAGGTCACGTTGTTGGTTGTTACGCCCAAGTTCCTCGCGTTACAGCGCCAGTTACTTGGAGTTCTGCAGAGAAGGTTACTACGTCAGCGACAGGGCTGGACACTTCATACGAAGTGAGTAGTGCTTCTCCTGAATACTTAACGCGACCTGCTGTTGAGCCTTCTTTGCCGTATTCAAATGACACGCTGTCAATTGTTCCAGCCAAGAGTGCAGTCAGGATGCCTGAGAAGTGCGCGTCTGCTGTTGAGTCAAACTTGCCACCGAGAGAAATTGTCGCGTCTGACAATCCTGTGACGTAGGTCTTGGCGCTACCTGTAGAGCCGAAGGTGGTGGTTTCGCCTGTCTCAATTGAGCGAGGCATTGATATTTCGTCTAGATACGCAGAAAGGTCAACAAGGGTGCCTGCTGAGTTATCCAATTTGAGTACCGCATTTTTACCGTGACGGAAAGCCATGATTGTTTCTCCTTAAATTCTTGAGAAGTTGATGTGGAATGTGATGCCACCCGTACCGGCAAGCGTGTGTGACGCACGAAGGTAACGGTTGACTGTGCCAGTGACGGCAATGCGCTCGTTTGCCAGCGCTGTTGTGCTGACTACGGTGAAAGTGACTAGGTCAGCCCATGTTGAGTTGTCAGCAGAATGCTGAACCTTAAACGTGGCGCCGGCGTTGTGAGAGTTTGTGGTGACGTGCAGAACACCGACACCACCGTTTGCTGAGGACGCTGAGTTGTCCAGAGCAGTTCCTGTTCCAGTTGTGGTGGCGCTTGTCAGGTCGCGAAGGCTGATGGCGTTGCCAATGCCTCCTGTGACTTGGGCTTCGGCGCTGACCGAAACAACGTCGGCTACGGGGCTGGAGATTTCGTATGAGGTGGAAATGGTGCTTGCTGACTTGACGCGACGGCTGTGCGCGAGTCCTTCAGGGGCAATTGTGATGACAGCGCCGTTTGCATCGCCAAGAAGCGTGGAGAGCACTTGGTCTACGGCATTTGCCGCGCCATCAAACATTCCACTCATTGAGATGGTTCCGTCAGCCAAACCAACAACATAGGTCTTTGCACTGGTGCCGTAGGTGGTTGTTTCGCCTGTCTCTACCGATTGCGAGGCAGATGCTTCATTGAAGTAAGACGAAAGGTCGTAGTTGCCGACCAAAACTTTAGTGTTCTTACCGTGGCGAAACGCCATTATTCTGCTCCTTCAGTAGAGGCTTCATCGTCTGTTTCAACGACTGCACCCTTTGCATCAACTGCTTCAATCAAGCCCTGCTCCCGAAGCCACTTGATGGACTTTGCAGGAATGTCGTCAACGATGTCGCCTGCTTCAGCACGACGCGAGGCGTATTCAACACCTACGAGCACTCTGTACTTTGCCATCCGACCCTCCGACCAGTTCTTAGACAGACGTCTCCCGAACTAACCCAAGACCACTATGGGTACGAATGAGGGGTCGGAGACACGACGGTCACGTTTGTTGGCAGGTTATCAGTGTTGACAACAGGTGCAAGACTTTACCGTGGTGGACTTGTCGCGCGCGTGCGAAGCCACATCCATAACGCGGAAAAGCATCTCTTGTTCGGCGCCGTGGACAACCAGACGTCGGAGTAGGTACACCACTTCATCAAAGAAGGCTGGCGAGAGGACGGTGGATGGTGGTGCGTCAATAATTGTCATAGGGCTGGCAATAGTGACACACCACCTGAACCGTAGACGGATTTAGAAACCCCAGTGATGAAGCCCACCGTCACCGTAGAGCGCTTTCACCATTTTGATGTTGCACTCAACAGTCAGCAGAACTTCCATGTCGCCGTATGGCGTTTTGCACGTTTGGGCTGTCAGCGTTTTCCATGAAGAGTTGATTTGCCAAGCCCCAGAGTCGTAAGAGGAGATGGCAGAGCACTTCTTGTAAATAGACCTGTGGGAAAGTTTGCAGTCTTCTTCTGACTTGCCTTTCTTGTAGTTCCAGCCGATTGCTTTTGGTGTGCATCGTGACTCGCGGTAGGCGATGTAACTCCACACGGCAGTTGGCTTTAGACCAGCCTTTCTGATGGCTGGCTCCAGTTTGGGGCAACGATAGGTTTTGTCCCGAGGGATGGAGATGGTTTCTCCATCAACCTGAAGGGTGACCCACTTTGGCTTGTAAGGCGCCTGTGTGGGCTTGAGAGAGGCTTTCCTGACCACGGCGGTTGTGGTGGTTGGTTCGGCTAGAAAGAGCCGTACGGGGCGAGGCAGTCGCGCCATGTCCATCTGGACGATTGGGGTAGTGGTTGATAGGGCAGTGGGCTGGTTGTCAGCCCCTAAATGAAACACGATGCCGAGTAGGGCAAACGCGAGAATCCAACGTTTTAACATTGTGGAGGTTTTCCTTCTTGTGGTAGTTGTAGGCGGTCTTTATTGACCGTAAGAATCGCTCCTGAAGCCATTGTTATTTTGGCTTTCGGGCGAGTCACGTCCCACGCGAGTAGCGTGACGATTTTGGTGTTGTCTAGTGTCACCTCCCCTCGTGAGGATGCATGGCGAATCATCGCGAGTTCTGTATCGGAAACGACGGTCAGGTCAAGGACATCTGCGTCAACACGGTGGGCTGGTGCTTTGCCACCGTAGAGAGCCACCCTAGCCTCTCCAACCTCTGGTTGAAAGTGGTAGCGGTATCGGTAGATGCCTAGATGCCCTTTGACGACAAACGGCGTGTTCCGAGGAAACGCCGTCCATGTCTCTAGGTGGGTGATGTGGTCGCTGTTGTTCATGGAGTCCTCGGCGGTGGCTACCGACCCTAGCAAAAGGGCGTCACCACGCGCCGAGGTTCCCATGACTGGTGCAGTTTGGGGGTTCAGACGACTTGGGGGTTGTCGCCCTGCACCAGCAGGCTGTGGAGGAAAGCGTGACGAAGTCCAGCGCGTCGGGCGCAGGAGCCGTTCGCGTAGTTCATTTGCTTCGCCACTTCTACCCAATTGCCAACGGAAACGTAAGTCTCCCATGTGGTTTGGTCTCGTAGAAGTTGCTCCTCTTTACGGGAGATGGTTGGGGTTTGGGTTTCGCTCATTTGAGCCTCCTTGTTATTCGGGTTTGGGAGTGGATTGAGTATGACGGGTTTCTTGACCGAGGTCAACCTTTCGGCGACATCGGACGTTTCTTTAATCGCCTGAGTAATTGTTGCTGACGTAGGTCTCACCCCATTCGCCACAACTGTCGCACTTGTGGAAGTTGGTAATGGCGTAGGTGCCAAGCACCGTGTTCATGTTGTGAGTGATGGCACCAACCGCTGTCCATTTGTGGGTTGCGCGGACATTGCGAATGATGCGATTGATTTCGGCGTGCTCTCTGTAGAGGCGATTGACCCAGACCAGTTGCTTTTCGGAAAGGGCGCCTCTGTCCTTGAACTGTTGGGCAAGGCTCCGAGCGAACTCCCACTTGCCTGTGTTGACCGTGGCAAGGCGATTGCACTTTTGCTCCAGCGTCGCATCGTGGATGCTTTCCCATTCCTCTGGCAAGTCAGCCGAAGCGCACTGCGTGTTGCGCATCGTGAAGGCGCGCGCTTTGCACGCCTCCCGACTCTGGTCGTCTGGTATTTCTCCAGTTCGTTCGTCGTATATGGTTCTCATTTTGTTTCCTGCTTTCTGTTAGTGACTGCGAAGCCACTGGTATTTGGTTGTTGTGACCTTGATTGTGTACTCAGGGCTTGACTCGCTTATTTTGAAGGTGAAACCGAACGGCTTTTTCTTCATCGCTACAAGTGTGAAATTGTGCTCTGCCAATGCCCCTGCGATTACGTTGCCGTAGTCCGCGATGTCCTCATGTTGACCTTCGTCAAGCCAGCGCCCGTAAAGGTTCTGAACAAGGTCTGCCATCTCCTCGTACATCTTGTTGATTCGCGCAATGTCGGCTGGTGCTGTCGGTTGGTTGGGTTTGGTTGCTGTGCTCATTTGGCTCTGCTTTCTGGTTGGTAGTGGAATCGGCGTATGACGTTTCGGTTGTGGTTGTCAGTCCAGCGTGCTTCAAATTGCCCGTGACCAATGTCAACCAGTTCGGCGTTAGGCATTTCAGCAATCATTTTCAGAAAGTGTTTGCCAGCGCATTTCTCTGCGAGGTCTTTCCTGCTGTGGCTGTGCATACAGCACATCGTGGTGCGCCTTCCGTTTAGGACGGCGATGGCACGCCACGAAGGAGCCGACGAATAGGTCGGTGCGTGTTCAACGCTGGTGGTGACGATGTTCATTTGTATTTCTCCAATACGAAGTTGTAATTGTGCAGTTCCTTTAATTTGTCCAGTTCAGCCTGTAAGGGCTTTCTGGCTTCGGTCAAAGCGTCCAGCGCATCGCGGTCAATTTCAGGTTGTTCAACAAGAACCATTATTTGCTGGTAGGAATCCTCCAAAGCCTCAAGGATTGTTTGGGCGCGTTGGCACGCCTCGTCAAAGCCTGACGCGATGGCAAGTTCCTCGGGCGATTTGCATTGATGCGCCAACTGGAGCGTTTTGATGAGTTTGCCGTTGGCATTCCTGATTCCTGTTGGCTCGGCGTCGGTCAAGTAATACTTGCCAGCCTTGCTGGTAGCCCAGACAAGGTTGCCTTGCCCACACCTATTGCAGTTAATGATTTTGGTTTTCATCCCATCTCGCTTTCTGTGCAGTGGTCTGCATCGCTGACCCATTCGCCGTTGACCAGCGTTGCGTCGGCGTAGCAGGTTTCTTTGCCGTCGGTCTTGCCGACCCATGTGTATTCAGAATCGGCAGGCGCCCTTTTGAGCATTTGCGCGCAGTGGATGCACTGGTTCTTTTTCATTTACTTTCCTTCTTTCTTTGAAGCGAACTCTGTGAGGATTTTGAGGATTTTGTCGGCGAGTTCCTCGTCGTAGCCGAAGCCAAAGTCAATGATTGACCAAAAGCCAGACGCCAGTTCCTCCACGATGTTGAGATGAACTGACTCGGCGACTCCCTTCTTGGTTTTGGAAT